ACTTGCTTGATCGAATGGTCCGTAGATATAAGACTTAGCAGTAAACGATAAAGACCATGTGATATATCTACGCTCAAGAAAATTGTCATCCCATTCATCATCATAACTGACATTGTTTAATGTAATAGCAACATCTCTTTTCTCATCCATGTCTGGAATCATGTTGAGAGTGATATTAAACGATGGTTGGAAGTAGGGAAGAATTTGCTCAAGAATTTGTAGTCCATCATCCTGAGACTTAGCAATGATACCAAGTTCAAAATCAATGTTATAAGGAACAGGAACATATTGTTCTTTTACTTCTGTGCCATCACTTTGAATGATGGTTCTATATTTTTGAATAGGAGATGTTTTACGAGGAGAATCATAATCAATACCAGTCATTTCAAAATAAAGACGTGGTAGCGTGATAGCAATTTTTCTATCAACATCTGGATTCTGTTCTAGACGTGTCAAAAATTTCTGCTTAGGTCCATAAGCAAGTGGAACTTTTTCTTCCTCAAGCACAGTAGTACCATCGGAAGGATCAACTTTTTTTAATGTGATGTTGTTGAATAGTGTTCCAAACCCAACAATATTTCTACGAATAATTTCGTTGTAAAAATGTGACCCAAACATTAGATACTACCTGTAAAGTTACCTGATTCACCGAAAGGGTTACCCTCAGTCCAATCAATTATGTCATCAGCAGCGGTCTCAATGACTCTATTCTGATCATATTCGCTGTTGGTATTATTTAGAGTATCAAACGTTCCTACTACATGAACAGCACCACTATCATTTCCAACCATAGCTTCGCCTGTAGCAAATGTCCCCGTTCTGTTGATGACTTGTAAAATCCTTGTGGCGTCATCCCACGATTTCACTTCTCCTTCTGTACCTGTAGTTGATCCTGTGATTGTTTCACCGATAGTGAAATCACCAGAACCGCCTACTGCCATAGTAAGGGCAATTGCATTACTTAGTAGTGTTTCAATTACGTCAATCTCAGCAACTCCAGTGGAGATGTCATCACTACCATACTCATAAATTTCAGCAGTCATTGTATAGTAGTAAACCTTACCTAACTGGTAAAAAGGATCTTCTCTTTCTACAAATTTAATTTCGTAGAGATCTTTAGTCAATGGGAAGTAAAGGAGATCTCCTTCATTAGGTCTTCCATCAACAGTTAGTGTTGGATTATGTTCAGTTACTTCTTCATCCCATCTTCTTTGTGACACAGAAAATCTAACTTCGTCTGTAATACGAAGTCCAAATTTACTAATAAATTCTGATGGAGATCCAAAACCTTCTACGTTTTGCAGCATCATTTCAATTTGAAACTGCTCTGTATATTTGTTGTAGATAATATCATCTAGAGTGTTATCTCTAAGAATAGTTCTAGGCATGTAATAGATATCCGTGCCGAACAATTTAATTTGTTCGTCCACAAGATCCTGGACGAGACCTTGCTCGCCACTAGTACCGCCGTAGTAACTTGGAAAATAGGAACTGGTAGGCATTTTATCCGATCATATCCATTGGTGGTAGTGAATAATCTGTCATCATTCTAGATTCCAACTCACGAACTTCTCTGTTTCCGTCTTCCCATAGTTGGCGACCATTAAGATTAATGCCACCAGGAAGTGAAACGTTGTTATATTTAATCAAGTTTTGACCCCACTGCCTCTTCATGAGAGCAGTAGCATATCTCTTTACAAAACTATCATTATAAACTTGAGTATGTACATCTGGATCCAGGTATCTATAGCAATCAATAAGTAAATATTGATCTTCTATAATTCTAGATTTATCAATATCTACGTACAACCTATCTTGTCTTTTATTAAATCTATATTCAACAAACGCACCTGTATTGATAACCATATCAATGGTCTCAAAGTGTTGCTTGATCATATAGTAATTTGTCAGATCAAAATTACCAAAACTAAATGCCGAACCTGAAGAGAATGAGAACAGGTCCATCAAATAGTATTGATTGCTCATACCAAAAAGGTTATTCCTCAAGAAATTTGAAGAGACTCCAAAAACTTTTTGAATACCTATAACAAGTTCAGGAACCTCAATGTAGTTACTCCTGTTCTCCCATCCAGTTCCATCAGGTGATGAGGACGCAGCATCAGTCTCAGTGAAACGAGTTACCTCCGCAGCAGTAAACTGATGCTTTAGATACATCCTTTCGACACCATCAAAATGGTATTCGTGATAATATTGCAACGCCTGATCTATGATGTCATCCTTTTGGGTGGCATCCATATTGATTTGCAGGACAGGCGCACCTAATTGGCGTTCACAATATGCAATTAGTTCTGCTTTAGTTGTTGGTGTAGCCATGCACCTAGATACAAAAAATCCCTACTTCTATTTAGGAAGCAGGGATTTGTGTTACTCAGATTCTTCTTCGGAAGGAGTTTCCTCTTTGGGGTTGAGCAAATCTAGAGTTTCAATACCACCAATTAGTTTCAATTTGTATTCTTTTGCTTTGGCAAGGTTTGCTTCTAGTTCAGAAATTTGCTTATCTGTACTAGCAATTTGCTCATCAAAATTCTTTCTCAGTTGTTCAGTGTCCATTGTAGTAATATAAAATGATGTACTTTATTATTTAGTTTTCTTTTTCAGAACAGAAAATTTTATCCAATTCCAAAGAATTACCTGTAATACTAATAACAGGCAATCCCTGACTATCAGCAAGTCTATTGATAGAGTAAGTTAAATCGCTTGCAGCAATTTTTTTTAAAGTTTCGCATTTGTCAATATCTTCTTGACGTGGTGCAGATAGTCTGAGATTTTCTCTCATCTCGTCAACCCAATCAGAAGTTACACCAGGACCAAAAGGTTCCTCACTTTCAATATCATTGATGAGTGTTACAAAAACTTCTCTTTGTGCTTCAGATAATGAAGCCATGTACGTTAAATCTAATGCCATTTATGATTTCCTATATCGAATAATACAAACTCCAGATCCACCTGGAGCACCTACAGCACCGCTACGTGGGGCGTTATAACCGCCACCACCGCCACCGCCACCGCGATTAGTTGCGCCAGCTTCAGCACTATTAGGTGTGGGACTACCGAAATTGACTGGAGCACCTGTTGCTCGTCCACCATCTCCCCCACCATAGTCACCTGCTTTTGTGCCACGACGGCGACCTGTGCCTCGGACACCGCCACCACCACCGCCAGCATAACCAACCATTGATCCAGTGATATCAAAGTATCCTCCGTGACCACCTTCACCCCCAGTATCTCTGGGAGCTCCACCAGTGCCGCCATTAGTACCAAATCCACCACCACCTGCTCCTGTGTCTCCATCACCACGATTGCCGCCAGCGTTTCCTTGAACTCCTTGGCATTCATTAGTTGATGTTTCAATTGCCTCCCAACTTTGAGCACCTCTAGCAAGTGCGTCACCATCAGCCATGGCCTCGTTATTACTAAGGTATACATCCCTAATATTATGTGCTTTATCTGTTGCTTGAGGTCCAAAGTTTTTACCAATTGCGTTTCCACCTCTTCTAGAGACGCTAGCAGATCCACCTCCAGAACCACCTTGACCAGCAATTCTATTTGGAGAACTTCCGCCATGAGCACAACCTCCACCACCACCTACTGCTTCATAACTAAATCCAGCATTATCAGTAAATGTAGATGGAGTTCCTGCGCGACCTTCTTGCTGTGAACTATTCCACCCAGTTCCTCCTGCTCCACCACCACCGATAGAAATATTATAAGTACCTGGTGCTAGATAAAGTTCTCTTCTGTAAATTACACCACCAGCACCACCACCACCACCGATGACGCCACCACCACCGCCTCCTCCAGCGATTAGTAGGAATTCTACACCACCATCTTGATTACTTTGGTTGACTGTTAGAGTTCCATCTCCAGTGAATCTATAAACTCTGTAACCACTATAGTCACCAGTTAAATCAGAAGTAACTACGCTACCAGTTGCACTAATATCATAATTCTGTTGACCAAAACTCTTCCATTGAGATCCAGTCCATACCTGTAATTTATTTTCGGTAGTATTAAATATCATGAATCCTGTGGCAGGATTCACGGGTCTGTTAGAACTATTATAAAGGGGTAAGTTAAATTCGGTAGATACGTTTAAATCACCAACATTAATTTCGGACATGTTCTGTCAAGACTTTTTGCTATACTCTATTTATAGTATTACATCTATCATGTGCATGTTCTA